AACCCGAAATGGTGCGCGTGGTTGATGGGTTACACTCAATCCCACATGCAGTGCGCGGTTACGGCAACGCAATAAATCCGTATGTGGCCGCTGAATTTATTGAGGCTTTTATGGATTTTCAACGGCAGTAAAGATAGTATTTATAACCATTGAATTAATTATATTTTTCCTTTCCCACTTTCCTGGAGACCATATATATGTCTGAGACTATTGATTCTATTAAAAAGGATGTTTTATCTCGACTAGACCTGACATCTGAATTCGCTTCATTCGGAATTGATATGATTGGGAAACCCTCACCTGGGGGCTGGCGAAAGTGTCCAAGTCCCTTTAATCCTGATAAATTTCCTTCATGCGGTGTTTGCACTGACAATTCAAGCACCTACGCAGGCTATTTACGCATATTTAATAATTCAGGACCGCGGCAAGCAATAGGGTTTTTCGATCTTGCTTATGAGTTGGGACCGTGTTCAGGAAAAGAGTTTATTGAAATTCTAAAGTACTATGCAGATAAGACAGGTGTTGAGTTTGATCATAAAGTTAAAAAGAAAAAGCCTGCGGCGGCTCCTAAAGGTAAGATCGTATCAACTTATGATTATGTCGATAAATCAGGCAAGTTAATTTATCAGGTCTGCAGGCTCAAGCCAAAATCGTTTAGGCAGCGCCGGCCGGATCCGGACAAGCCTGATAAATGGATTTGGAACATGGTTGATGTTATTCCTCTTCCGTATTGTATTAACAATGTAATCGATAACAAAACGATTTATATCGTCGAAGGTGAAAAGTGTGCTGATGATTTGATTGAAAAGTTTGAACTACCGGCAACCACTTTTCATGGAGGCGCTGGAAAATTTTATCCTGAAATTCTACCTTATATAAAGAGCAAACACCTTATCCTGGTCCCCGACAATGATACCCCGGGCAAAGAACACATGGAGCGCCTGGCCGGTGAATTTCAAAAGATAGCTGAATCGGTAAAGATTGTTGAACTCCCTGACCTGAAACCTAAAGATGATATTTCCGATTGGATTGCTGCCGGCGGCACAAAAGATAAATTCCTGGACCTGTGCAAAAAAACTCTTGATTATGAAGCCGGAGAGGATCCGGTTGACGAATTGAATAAAATACATGCGGTTATATTAGTTGGCGGTAAAGTTCGAATCCTTTACGAAACTGTTGATATTGATAAAAAGCCAGATATTCAATTTTTAACTGAATACGATTTTAAGGTTTTATATGCAAATCGCAAGGTTCCGAACCCCAAAGCCGGCGATCCAGGACAACCCAAGCATTTACAATTATCATCGGCTTGGCTTGCATCACCAAAGCGGCGTGAGTACCAAGGGATAATCTTCGAACCACAATTATCAAATGATAAGTTTTACAATTTATTTAACGGTTTTGATTATGAATCGGTCCAAGGTGATTGGTCATTATTCAAAAGTCATATTTTTGAGAATATTTGTTCAGGAAATTTACAAGATTTTGATTGGCTTATGTCATGGCTTGCGCGAATAGTTCAAGATCCAGGTGGTAAAAAACCCGGAACCTCTGTTGTATTACGTGGTGAACGTGGAACGGGCAAAGGTGTTTTTATTGAAACATTTGGTAAAATTTTTGGTGATCATTTTTTACAGATTACGAATGCGAAACAAGTTACAGGACGGTTTAATGCACATCTAAAAAGCTGTATAGTTTTATACATGGATGAAGCATGGTTCGCCGGTGACAAGTCGTCTGAAGGGGTCCTGAAGGGCCTGGTGACATCTGATAGACATATGATCGAACTTAAAGGCAAAGACGCTTTCATGGTGTCAAATCATGTTAATTGTATCATATCAAGTAACAGCTCATGGGTGATTCCGGTTGGTAATAAGGAACGTAGATTTTTTATGCTTGATGTCGGTGAGGACCATATCCAGGATCATAAATATTTTGAAAAAATAGACGATCAAATGAATGATAACGGCGGTATTGAAGCCATGATTTATGACCTAATGGCTGTTGATATTTCCCAACATAATCTGCGTGAAGCTCCAAAAACATCTGGACTTTCTGATCAGCTAATTCAGAACTTTTCATCGTTTGAACAATTCTGGTTTGAGAAGTTAATTTCTAATTCTGAGATCGGAGATTATGATAGCGAATTAAATAATGAGAGCACTATTTTGAAGTCAAAATTGTATGATCAATACGTCGATTTTTGTAACAAAATAAATTTAAAATATATTTTCACAAAGTCTGTTTTTGGTAGAAATTTAGCCAAATCTTGTGATTTTGAAGTGACTCAGCGGCTACAATCAGACGGAAAATACGCCAGATCTTATGTTTTTCCGGAAAAATATGATTGTAAAAAACAATTTATAAAACAGATTGGAATGGAAATAGACTGGGAATCACCACAGGTGAAAAAAATTAAAAACGAAATTGATAAAATTTAAAAATCAATATAACAGGCAAATAACATGCAAAAAACTAGCATTACAACAGGGAAAACCATTCGTAAAACAGCTACCAGTATAGGTACAACAGTCACAACAGGCAATGCCCTTATCTTAAGAGAGAGAGACTAGTGTATATAGTGTATTTATACAAGTGTGATAATAATAAAAATAGAAAAAGGAATAGTCTTTCTTATAATAGTTTTAAACACCATTTTGCCTGTTATAGTGTTGTATGTAATTATATCAGAAGTTTAGGTCATTTTTTACCTGTTGTTGCCTGTTTTTTCCCTGTTATGGGGAATATTCAATTGAAAGCAAATGTCATGCCAATAAAAGGTAATTTATGTAAACGTGTTGAGTGTGTTTAACAGCAGAGAACGGGAAATATATTGAAGATCTGAGTTGAAAAGGGGCCAGCATAAGCCAGCCCCAAAATGCTACTTGCAGGAATCGAGGTAAGATTGAAGGGCATTCAAAATAATTTGTCTAACACTGGTATGCTTTGATGCTGCAAGTTGTTTGACTGATACCCAGAGCTTCAGGGGGATGTTTCGTATCCCATAGGCTCCAAGGTATTCTTGGCCTTTTATGATTTTGATTTTCATTGAGTTCCTTTTATGATTATATTAGATTTTTTAAAACTCGAATGTTGCTCTTTTTGCCATCACGGTAAACAATTGTGCCAAAATAAAAATTATTACATGAGATACTGAGGGTTTGACTAATATCGTAGGTGCGGCCATTGAGGTTGAAAATTAACTTTGTGTCAAATTCCTGGCGGCGGCGGCTGGCAGCGTTCCCGGTTTGGGTCCAGAAATAGCAGCCCTTGTATTTTTCCTGAGTGTCAATAATGTCGTTAATAGCTGATACAATTTTTTCCCCGGTTTTGTTGTTTAAACTTTTCAGATTTCTTTTAATTTCCATTTTCATTCTCCTTTCTGCCCCGGCGAATCGGGGCTTGTGTGGTTATTTATTGAGTATATGGGCCTTAACAATTTCTCTTGCGGTGTCACGGTGTGGCGGTATGTTGTCAATGATGATAGTTTTAGATCCAAACCGTGTATAAATAAAACCACCCTTAACTGATTTAATGGTTCCAACTCTTTTATTGTTAACAAAAACCTGGTCTGAGCAGTTACCGTTTAAATGTTCAAAGTTAATTTTCATTTTTATTCTCCTTTGTTTGTTGGTTTAAATACAATGTATATCATGGTTATAAAGGTGTCAAGCATAAAATGCAATAAATAATAAAAAAGATTTAAAACACTACATATAGATAATTCGTTTGACATAATCCACAATCTGTAATATCGGTGAACTTTAGTAGGCGCATTTTGCGTCAAAACTTCCTTTTCAACGGAAACAGTGGTATCTTCAAGGGAATGACCGATGAACTTCTGGAAAAACCTAACCCCGGCAACCAGGCAAATCATTATCATATGCGGTACTCTTATCGTTTTATGTATTGTCGGTGCCGCTGTATACACGGGAAACTTCGGGGAGCTGCTTAATCTGGTGGAGGCGAAGAAATGACCACTGATCACATATACCCAACAGAACAGAACACAACGCCGAGCATTGCAGAAGTATGGGGATATCTTGTGTAATGGGTGTTATGCAAGATTTACTGGGCTAAATTCACGGCATTGAAATTTTTCCGAAGAAAGACAGAGAGGGAACATGGCAGCACCTAAAGGAAACCAGTTCTGGAAACAACGCACCAAACACGGGCGCGATAAACTATTCAGTACTCCTGAAATTTTAATGGAGGCTTGTAACGAATATTTCCAGTGGTGCGAGGATAACCCACTACTCGAAGAGAAGGTCTTTCATGCTGCCGGAGAAATTACCAGGACAACTGTTGCAAAGCTCAGAGCTCTAACAATTACAGGGCTTTGTCTCTATTTAAGGATAAGCCACGAGACATGGAGAGAATACTCAAGGCGAAAAGATTTTTCTGAGGTCATACGTGAGGCAGACAATATAATCTATTCTCAGAAATTCAACGGAGCCGCAGCAGACATGCTTAACGCCAACATCATAGCAAGGGATTTAGGGCTCGCGGATAAAAAGGAATTGACCGGGAAAGACGGCAAGGATTTAATAGGCGCAACAGACGAAGAGCTTGACAATAGAATAAAGGGTTTGATTAATGCAAGCGTCTCCACAGACTCAGATACCTAACGATCGGGCTTCAAAGATAGCCTTAATCTATGCTTTAGAGGAAAAGAAGCGTAGGTTCGATGCGTCTAAGCTGTTGAGGCATTATGACTCGTTTTATGAGTGGCAGTCTAAATTTTGCGCAAATACTTTTGATCACTACGAATCCTGCCTTTGCGCAGCCAATCAAATTGGAAAAACTCGCGTAGGAACCACGATGGACGCCTACCACCTAACCGGTGAATATCCTGATAATTACATGGGATACAGGTTCGCTCAACCCCCAATGGTTTGGTGCCTGGGCTACTCCATGGAAAAGACCCGTGATCTTTTACAGAATGAGCTTTTTGGGCCATACTCACCGCAGAATGGCTTTGAAGGCGGCCTGATCACCAAAGAAAAGATCCACTCCCATGAGAGTGCCCAGGGCACCGTCAATGCGATGAGGACAGTCAAGGTTAAGCACAAGCTGGGCGTAGCGACAGTCCAGTTCTGGTCCTACACGCAGGGACAGCACGCCATCATGGGTGATGTTGTTGACTGGGTGCATGTCGATGAGGAACCTCGCGACCAGAGTATCCGGCCCCAGCTCCTGACCCGTACAATCAACGGGGACAAGGGTAACGGCGGCCGCATCATATACACTTTTACACCGGAGAATGGGCGCACTGAGCTGGTCATCCAGTTCAGTGATACGCCCACTCCAACCCAAAGCTACATGCAGGTAGGATGGGTTGACGCTCCGCACATGACCGAAGAGAAGAAGACGCGGCTGCTTGACCAATATCCTGAGTACCAGCGGAAGATGCGGTCTGAAGGCGAGCCGATGCTGGGCCACGGACGCATCTACGACATCGCTGACGAGTTTGTCCTGTGCGATCCCTTCGAAATTCCAGATTGGTGGTTGACCATCGTCGGCATGGACTTCGGGTGGGATCATCCCCAGGCTTTCGTTAGACAGGCATACGACCCGGACAATAACATATTCTACCTCACCAACTCCTGGAAAGCATCCAAAGTCAGCGCCAATGAAGCGTGGGGTGTGGTCAGATCCTGGGCACAGGGAGTGCCGGTAGCCTGGCCTGCGGATGGACTCCAGCACGAGAAGGGGCCGACGGTCTCGACTCAGCAGAAAGACCACTACGCGGCAGCCGGGTTCAGTATGCTGCCGGCGCACGCCTCCTGGCCTCCGAAGCAGGGTAAGTCCGGCGGGATGTCAGTTGAGTCAGGTCTCTATTCGATCCTGGACCGGCAGCGCAAAGGGCAGTACAAAATATTCCAGGGACAGCCTGACCTGATGGCTGAACACAGGCAGTATCACCGCAACGAGCAGGGCAAACGTGTTGAAGTCATGGACGATATGCTCGACGCCGCCCGGTATGCATTCATGATGCGCCGGTTCGCAAAGCCTGCGGGCGATGTCAACCAGCCGGCTGTCAAGGCCCGGTTACCACAACCAATCAAACCTATGGGGAGGCGCCGGTAATGGGTCCGATCAAGGAAGCAGAGATAAGAGACGCCATCAAAATACAGTGCTACGCTAAAGCCGGCAAGCTGAAGATGGGACCTAAAGTTGAGGCCCGGTCAGACTGGGGCAGGCACGTCATGAAGCTGATGGGGAGAAAAGACTGATGGACCTTACCGAACTTAAACGGCTGCACGACAAAGCGTACAGCGCTGGCCAGATAACCCGCGAGCGCGCCTCGGATGATATGGTTTTCTATTTCATAACGCAGTGGGACGACCAGATCCTCAGCGAATCCCAGCTGGCGTACCGTGGCGAGTTCAATATCCTGAAAAAAGCCGGACGGCAGATCATCTCTGACCTCGCATCTAACCCGGTGAGCATAGACTTTGAGCCGGTAGAAGAGACCAGGGACGACGCGGCCGAGCTGGCCGACGGGCTGTATCGTAAGGATGCCAATCACAATGAGAGCCTTGAAGCATTCGAAAATGGTAAGCAGGAGAGTGTGGTTTGTGGGGTCGGAGCCTGGGAAATAGTCACGGAGTATATAACCAATCGCGGGGGTAACCGTAATCAGGTGATCCGCCGCAAACCCATCTACGAAGCTAACAACTGTGTCTTTTGGGATCCTAACGCGAAGTATCTGGACAAGAGTGACGCCAAATACGTCAGCAAACTGGCCGCGTACTCTGCCGATGGGTACAAGGATCTTGTAGAGGACCTGACCGGCGAGGCGCCGGAGTCAGTGACGTCTGATTCTTTTAAGTTCCCGGAACAATCTTATGCTTTCCCGTGGATATCCGGCGAAGGTGAGAAGATCTATGTCGCCGACATCTATGTCCGGGAGAAGGTCAAAGAGAAGGTCCTGACCATGGTGGACCCCTTCGGTCAGACGATGGATCTTTGGGAGAAATCACTCGACAAGATCATGGACGACCTGATTGACATCGGTTATACAATCGAGAGTGAGAAGAAAGTCGAGCGCTGGCGCGTAACCAAATACATCGCTTCCGGGGCTGAGATACTCGACGAGTCGGTCATCGCCGGCGAAGAGATACCAATCATCCCATGCTACGGCGAGCACGCTTACATCGAGGGTGAGGAGCACTACGAGGGGGTAACCCGGCTGGCTAAAGATCCTGCCAGGCTGCGCGACTTCTCACTGTCATATCTTGCGGACCTGCTGTCACGCGGTCCTAGATCTAAACCCATTTTCCTGCGAGAACAGATCGCCGGGTACGAATCTATGTACGAGCAGGCTGGCGCAGACAACAACTTTCCCTATCTTTTACAGAACCGGGTGGACGCTAACGGAGCTGATTTGCCTATTGGGCAGATAGCAGAGTTAAAAGCACCTGAAGTGCCCACTGCACTGGTTGCGTTGGTCCAGGCCACGAGAGAAGCGGTCCAGGATGTTGCCAATCCAGGAGTACCGCAGGATATAGCGGATCCTGACCTGTCCGGCAAAGCGGTACTGGCACTACAGGCCAGGCTGGATATGCAGTCAATGGTCTACCAGGAGCACTACAAGCATGCTAAACGCCGTGACGGGGTCATATACGCTTCCATGGCACCGGAGATATACGATGTGCCGCGTGAGGTCACGGTAGAAGCGCAGGATGGGTCTAAGAAGACTGTCGAGGTGATGCAGGCAGCCGTCGATGAAGAGACCGGCGATCTTGTGTACTTAAATGACCTGCGGAACGCTGAGTTCGAAGTCTTCTCACAGATTGGCCCCAGCTACAGCAGCCAGAAGGAGCAGACTGTCGATAGACTTGAGACCATGATCGCAGGTATTGACCCAGCTGACCCGATGAGAAAAATCCTCCAGCTCAAGCTGCTGATGTTGACTGATGGGGTTAACTTCGATGATGTGAGAGACTACGCCAACACTCAGCTGGTCCTCCAGGGGATCAAGAAACCCGAGACCCCAGAAGAGGAACAGATGCTGGAGCAGGCACAGTCTCAGCCTGAAGAGCCGGACGCAGCCATGGTCCTGGCCCAGGCAGAGCAGCTCAAAGGCCAGGCCGACATCATGGAAGAAAAGCGCCAGGGTATTGAGATGCAACTCAACAACGCTAACACTCAAGCAGGACACCAGATTGACGTGTTCCGCGCACAGACTGACCGCATGAAAGTGGAAGTCGAGGCACAGAAGGCCGGCGCAAATATAAACAAGACTAACGTGGACTCGGTCGGATCCCAGCTGGACAATGCGGGGAAAATTGTAGATCTTCAGATGGCCAGGTTCGAAAAAGATATGTCCGATGACGAGCTTTTTGCACAAGCGACTGGGGGAAGGTGATGCCAGTACTACCGGGGCTGGGTTCTCTTAACCCCTGGCTCAGTTAAAGTAAACATCCACACGCAAAATCGCGTGTCAAGCGGAGGCGACCCGATTAAACGCGGACCCGCATGGGGGAATAAATCCATGATATGCCTTTACAGATAAGGAGAATATCTGAGATGTTACCTGAAACAGCAGCAGCAGTAATTGAAGAAGAGGTAATCGAACCCCAGGAGCCAGTCGAGCCAGTTGAGGTCGATGAAGGTGAGGAAGAAACCTGGATGAAGGAAGAGGACGAGCAGGCGCCCAAAGAAGATCCTTCTAAACAAGTACCAGTTGGCAAGCACGTTGCGCTGAAGAAAAAACTGCGTGGAACCATCAAAGAGCAGGACGACGAGATCGAGCGTCTCAAAAAAGAAAATGCGGCGCTGCAAAAACCCCAGGCCCCAGCGGAACCAGCACTCCGGCCGAAGCGGGAGGATTTTGATAGCGACGATCTGTTCGACGAGGCGATTGACGGATACCGCGATGAGCGGACCCGCGAGACCCTCTCCCAGCAGACAGCGCAAAGCCAGCAACAGGCGGACATTGAGAAGTCCCAGGCGCGTTTAAATGACGCGGTGGACACTCACTACCTCCGAGCTGCCCAGCTGATCGAGAAGACGGGTATTAAGCCGGAGATCTTTAAGGCAAGCGACGTCGCGGTACGGAAAGCGGTTGATTCCGTTATGCCGGAACGGGGCGAGCGGGTTGTCGATGAGATGATTTCACGTATTGGGGATGGGTCCGACAAGGTTATGTACTACCTCGGACGCAACCAGGCAGCGCTGGACAGACTGAAATCGTTGCTGGTATCCGACCCATCTGGAATCGAGGCCGCGATTTATCTCGGCCAGGAAAAACAACGATTAACAAATCCAACAAAGCCACGGACACAAGCGCCCGACCCTGCGGCCAGGCTGACCGGGGACGCCCCTTCCGGCGCAAAGCATAAAGCGCTGAAGCGCGCTTATGACAAAGCGCATAACGGCGGAGGTATCCAGGATGCGTACAACGCTAAAAAGGCGGCCAAGCAGGCCGGGGTTGACGTGTCAAAGTGGTAAAAATAGGAGGCCATTATTATGGCACTTTCAACAGGTAAAATTGCAGAAATGTTGTTCGAAAAGTCGAAAGAGACTTACGAGCAGCAGATGGATCTTTTATCCTTGACGGACTTTCATGAGCCGGATTCAAAGAAGATGCAGAACGGCGGTAACTTCTATTGGACTCCCCGTCAACAGCACGCCCCAATTATCAGTGGGTGGGATATAACCGGAGAGGAGACAGGCATCATTGAAGAGACATACCCTACCCTCCTGGGCACTCCTAACAATGACTTTGTCCGGATGCGGGCAGATGACCTCCGGGACACCCGGTTCTGGGAACGGCGAGGCGAGGAGTCCGGCAAACGCCAGGCCACTGAGCTGAATAAAGACATCGCGTCGGCCATTGCCACGCAGGGTTCCTTGTTTTATCGGAGCAACGCCACCTCCGGGTACGAGTTTATCTCTGAAGCTCAAGCCATCATGAATGAGCGGCAGAATTATGACTCCGGCAGGTGTTTCATCCTGAATGACCGGGACAATCTTACTTTCAGCGCGGATCTTGCTGCTCGTCAGACTGTCCAGGGGCGCCCTGAAAAAGCCTGGGCTAAAGGCCAGATCGGGCAGAATGTCGCCGGGTTCGATGTTTACACCGGCTCTTTCCTGCCTAACCTTACGGGTGGGGCGGATCCTGCGGTCACAGTGACCGGTGACCAGGCGTTTGTGCCCGTAGGAGGCACAGTCAATGCCACTACCGGCGTCGTCACCAACGTTGACTGTCGTGAGGCTTCTCTGATTGTAAATGACTCCGCACTGGTAACTGTCGGGGATAAATTCCAGCTGGAGAATACTGCTGTAGCGATTGACTCTGTTGGCCTTGCCGACAAGACTGACACCAACCAGCCGATGACTTTTTCCGTGATCGAGTTGACTGACGGCACTCACATCAAAATTTATCCGAAACCGATTGCTGCTGACCAGGCTGCGATCACAACCCTCCAGGCTGCGTATGCCAATATCGATACGGCTATCCTGGGCACCGCTACCCTGACCCGTCTCAACATCGATGCGTCGGCGAAGACTAACCTCTTCTTTGACAAATCGGCGGTTGAAGTGGTTGGTGGAACGATTCCGGCCGAGTTGTTCAAGCAGTACGATGGGATGAAGGTTATCACTGACACCCTGTCAAACGGCCTCCAGATGTATATCGTGTATGATGGCGACATCGCCACGCTGAACTTCCGGTTCCGCATCTTCGTATGGTACGGCATTTCCATCACCGACCCGGCCAACTGCGGAGTTGCAATTTCTTATTAATCTCATTCTACCTGGCGGGGACTGAGGTCCCCGCTTTGAACAAGGAGAAGCATCATGGCTAATAAAACAAGAAATTTAGAATGGCGTCAGAGGTCAAAAGAGTTTGGCAGTGTTGACACTGTCACCCAAGTCTTGGATGTAACCACTGACACGGTCGTATTAACACACTCGATGGTCAAACTCGACTCTTCGGCAGGCGCTGTAACGACCCTCACACTTCCGGACGGAGAACCGGGTCAGATTTTGGTTCTTCAGTCAATTGATGATAATGATATGGAACTTACACCTGCAACTGCTTTTGGGTGGTCAGCACTCACTTTGGCCCAAACTGGTGATCAAGTAACACTGCTTTATGCCAATGATACTGCTGGTTGGGTTATATTGAGTTCATTCGGTGACACTGTTGGATCTAACCCGGCATACACGTTTGCATAAACCTTCTACCCGATGGGGTGTAACAGCCCCATCTTGAACAGGGAGAACAAAATGGGAAACAGAGATTTTTACCACACAGGACTGGAAGTATCAAGAAGCGGGATGAGAGGTCTTCTTGACAGCCAGGGACCTGGGAACAATTTTTTTGTTGACTATCGTAATGGCTCGGATACCCACGATGGTAAATCCTGGGAAAAAGCCTTCCGGACTTATAGCAAAGCAATCAGCATGGTCACTTCAAATAACAATGACATCATCAATATCGATGGTGACAGTGAAGTGGTTGAGACTGCTATGGTCACACTTTCCAAGAGCCGGGTTCATACCGTCGGCTGGAATGGTGCCCTCGGTCATTATGGCCCCGGCGCCCGGATCGGCATGGGCGAGACAACTGACACTGATGACGTGGCTTTGTTTAAGAATACTGGGGTTCGGAATACCTTCACTGGCATCAAGTTCGCCAGCTCTAATACCTTGACCGAATCACGATATACGGTCTGGGAGACCGGGGAGTATGCCCGGTATCATAATTGTGAGATCCAGAAACTCACACATCTTGCTGACACCGACGCAGCTGACCTGAAGCTCACTGCTGACAGTGCCCAGTTTTATGACAGCATGGTTGGTGTATCTTCACTGACGACCGTGGGCGCGGTTATTCGGCCCAATGTTCTGGCGTTATACATTTCATCCGGGCAGAGAACTCGTGATGGACTTTTCCAGAATTGCATTTTACCAAAAATGTCAGGAAATGCTGCCGCCAGGATGGTATACGTCAGCGGGGCCGCGGCTGTCGAAAGATGGCTGATTTTCAAGGGTTGTATTTTTATTAACCACGCCCTTTCTGCCGCTCAACCGGCTGAAGCAGTTTCAGCCAGCGTCGCCCAGACCGCAGGCTTTGTACTTTTGAAAGACTGCACCTCATGTTATTGTACTCTCATGAGAGAGGCTTCAGTTGGGATTTATGTTGATGGTGCTGTTCCTATTGTAGCGACGTCTGGAGTAGCTGTAGAAGGTTAAACCTCAAAAACATCAAACCTTAAACCTGGAGGGGATGCGCCCGTCCGACATCCCCCTCAAACTAAGGAAAAGAAAAATGATTATACTTTATAAAGGTAACACTCCGAAACTATGTGATGAGCATTCTTACCTACATCTTTTAGAAGACGGGTGGGGCTATTCGCCGGGTGGACCGAAGTCCGAGGTAGTGACAGAAGTTGACATAGCTCCGGCGACCATGAAAATCGAAGACCCTTTTTCCGAAGAGGAATTTGTCAAGGCGGAGCAGGAAGTCGTCGAAGCGGAGTTTGAGGACCCTTTCTCAGAAGAGGATCCCGCGCCCAATTATAAAGAGATGCCCGACGGCGCTTTGCGTATCCTCGCGAAAGAAGCAGGATTCCGGAACTATAAAAAAATGCTCCGGAAAACTCTTATCCGGAGATTGAAAGATGGTTGATAACTTAAAATCCGACATAATCAGTGGCGCGTTCTCCCAGATGCGTGTGTCCGGCATTACGGTCACTGCTTCTGCCCCGGATAACGTCCTCGCGCTCCGGCGCCTGGAGGCCATGGCGCGGGAGTTCGCCGGCCGGAACATCTGCGTCGGTTATAATTTTGAAGACACGCCGGCGGCGGGGTCCACGTCCGGACTCGAATCAAAATATTGGTACGCGTTTGAATGCCTGCTCGCGTCCAGGCTCATATCTGATTTTGGTAAAGGCGCGCAGGATAAAATTGACCCCATCTTGATGCGTAATGCCAGCGCCCAGATGTCTTACCTCTATTCATCCACAGCTATGGTTAGAGAAACCCAGTACCCGGCCAGGATGGCCATAGGATCCGGCAACAGCCTTCGGCACAATCGATTCCACAGGTACTTCACGCCCGCGGCAGAGGCGCCGCAGGAGTGCGCTACGCATCTACTGTACCTTGGAGACAAAAGTAACTACGCAGAGCATTTTGAGGCGTATCTTGTTGACGCTGAAACCGTCGCCAGCTACGTGATTACTTCAGACGATGACTTAACCATTTCGACAGACGTGCTTGCCAGCCCGGACGTTACTTATTGGGTAGAGGCGTCAGGCGATGCGAGCGCAGATCTATTGCAGGTAAAGATAATTGCAACAACTTCTACAGGCAGGAAAACTACAAGAATCATAAACTTTACAACAAGCGAGGCCCCGATATGAAAAAGTTATTGAAATTTTCTTTATTTGTAATGATATCCCTCCTGCTGGCTGCGCCAGTGAGTGCAGACCAGAACGTCATTAAATCCTGGACTATATTCGACGCCGAAACAATCGCGAAGAGTGAGAGTTCAACAAATGTTCTGCCCGATTCTTTCGGCTTAAACCTGGCGACATTTAAACCAGAAGGATACTTCTCTATAGATGTAGTCCTGACTGGCGCTGGCACTGCTAAGTTTGAGTTCCAGGTCACAAGTACTCTGAGTAACGGTGTCCCGACCAATTTTCAGGTGCCTTCCGGTGCTTCAGATATTGTGACAGCCCACACGGTAGGCAGTGGACCGGCCGCTGATGGGAAAGCGACGTACTCCTTTTCTCCTCCGATATGTAAGTACATGAGAATAAAATGTACTGAGACAGGCGGGGCAAACCCGGTGGTAATAACTGTAACTCTGACAGTACAGTAAAGCGAGGATGAAATGAAAAAACGACTTATTGGATTACTTACCGCGTTTGTACTGCTTGTCGCGGTAAATAGTTTCGGCAGCTTCGGTGCCTGGGACACGATTGTTCAGTTCTTGGCGGGAGATCATACCTGGACAGGGACTCAGACTTTTGACACGGTGGACATTAATGGAGGCACAGTAGATGGCACCACAGTGGGGGCTACCACTCCTGCAACTGGAGCATTTACAAGTTTAACTGCAACATCACTCGCTACTTCTTACAGTCATACCAAAACGGTTGCGGCCTCTGGTGGGGATTACACTTCTTTATCAACCGCCGTTACTGCTGCAACTGTTGGTGATACGATCTTGCTTTTTCCGGGAACATATACTGAGACATTAACTGTAGCAGTTAATAACCTGACGATAATGGGGATGGGTAGTCCATTCAACACGACCTTGACCCAGGCCGATGCAAATATAATCGACTTCGGCGCTACAACTGGTGGTAGGATTGAAAATGTATCGATCACCTTGTCAGCGGCTACCACGGCTATAGCTGCGGTTCAGGGGTCTACCGGAACGTTTATCGTTAAAAATTGTAAGTCAACTCTGGTGTCTGCTGCTGCATTAAATCAAGCAGACCAACCGCGTATTG